AAAATTGTCCACTGCCCAATTACGGCAAGCCTCGGTGCTAATATTATCAATATTTTTAGCAGCCCAGACAAATTGTTCAAATGTTCTGCAACGATATCCAGTTACGCCATGTAAGTTATTTTCAGCAAAACTACCCCAATCGGTTGATATAGTAGGAGTGCCGCTCATTAACATTTCAATCTGTACTCCACCAAATGGTTCAATATACATACTAGGAACAAATGCAGCCTTGGCACGGCTCATGAGTTTTCTTCTTGCTTCGATATCTGCATAACCTACAAAATCTACATGGTCTGGAATACTTGTAAACCCCATTTCATATAAATTACCTTGTCCTGCGATTTTTAAACGGGCACCAATCGCTTCAGTTGCTTGTATAGCAATATTAACACCTTTGCCATCATAGACCCTGCCAACGTATAAAAAGTAATCTTCTTTTTCTTCGGGCTTATAATCAAAATCTGCAACATCAAAATAATTAGGAATAACAACATCATACCAATCCTGTTTACAATTTCCTACTGCTGGTAAACCATAGTATGCATGGTAAATTGCATAGCTTTCAAAAATCTTAAATCTAGCCCAATGTCCGCCGGCATACCCTATGCCTGGTTCTACTGTTATAAGATCTGGATGTGCATCGCAAATTGGTCTGACTCCGGATCCCCAGAAAGGTAATATGAAGTCGTTTCTTTGTTTTCTTTTTCCTACTTCTATAATAGCATTTTTATAGAATGTTTGATAGGCATGATCATTCACATCAAATTTAAAAAAGTTCTTTCGCCAATCATAATTTCCATATGCTATTTCTAAGTCCTGGTTGGTGAGTACCGTTACATGTTCGTCACAAACTAAATCGCTATCTTCGTGACCGTAATGTATAATGGTATGCCCGCGGGCCTTCATCATTTTACCAAATTTAACTACTTTTTGTGTATATGCGCAGGCATTATACTCTTTGCTTGTAACCGTGTGCGGTAAACCTAATATGTGAAATCTCATTTTATTTTATTCTCATTGTCTAGTTAACATCTGATCGATATACGGATACTTATGTATACGTTGAATGATTGCAACTATTTCATAACAGCCAACGCTATGTTGAAATGCCGACAATGAGTAATCAAATCCCATATCGTTGTCGTAAATTCCCCTTAGTCTCCATTCGCCGAATGGCAATGCTTCTTCAATTTCTTTTAGTAGATTCCCGGGCATATAAAATTTAACATGGTCATACGGAGCGTAGGTGCTTGGCAATGCCATTTTCTTTTCGTATAACTGTTGATGCGGCACCACAATAATTAAATACCCACCTTCTTTTAATACGCGAAACCATTCTGCTAATGCTGCATGTGAATTGGGTATATGTTCTAGGCAATGACTAGAATAGACTGTATCCTGACTTTGGTCAGGGAATGGTAAATGAAGTCCATCATACCCAGGGTACCCACTATCAACACCAATAGCGTTTTCTGTAATAGGTACACACCCGCCGCGACCAGCATAACCCACTTCGATGATATTATCACCACTGAAATATCTTTGCATGAATCCAGAATCTATTAGATATTGATAACTTTTACTTGTCTCATGCCCAACGAGACGATCAAGGGCGAATGTTTTTTTTGTCATTCTGTATTATTGCATATTTTTATTTGAATAGCAAGTTAATTTTATAGTAGTATTTAATGTCTATAAATATTTTATAAAAATAATGTCTAACACTTCTGATTTTTTTGTATACAACCCCAGTCGCGGTTTGGGTGATTGCATATCGTGTTTTAATACTAATAAACCAATTTGGTCTCCAAGTCCACATCTTTCTGTACTAAAAAAATATAGCAGTATTCCTACTTTAGAATCACCAATTGGTCAGAGCATAGGAGTTCATTTGTTAGCAGACGCAAACTTTGGACATCATCATCTTTTTAATCGGGTACGTATGGTGTCAGGATTAGATCCGTTAGAAGAACCCAAAGCTATATTAGATTTAATCAATTATAAACCAGTTAAGAATAATATTGCTTTTAGCTTTGATGTTGGTGCTGGGGTATCTAAGCAAATTGAGTTGCATCCTAGACCTAGAATACTGTATCCAGAACATAGAGCTACCATACAAGAATTTATTTCTAAAAATAAAGATTATTATAATTTCATTGAGGTAGGAACCAAATCGTTTGAATTTAAAGATACTATAGTAAAGACAGGTATTGGATTGGATCAGACTATTAGTTTATTAACCGAATGCAAATATTATTTTGGAATGCATTCCGGATTAATGCACTTAGCAACTGCTATAGGATTAAAGTCAAATATTATTATTAATTTTCCAACCATTGCAAGATTAAAAAAATCCCCGGATATATTTGTACACGGGGATAAAATGGAATGGGAAAAAACTTGGTTATATCCACAACATAGATATTTACACGAGGATGAAATATCAAATGAATATGCTATAACTATAGATAATTTAGAATCATTGTGGCGGTAACACGTACCAATCATCAACATTAGAAATTTCTGTATATTTTCTAATATAACCCTTTGATGTAAGCAATTGAAATATAGTATTTCTCATTGGGGTAAAATTATGCTCACATGTAATTACTTTGATTTTATATCTATCAAAATCAAAGGTGTTTAATATATCAAACTCACTACCTTCTGTATCAATTGACAAATAATCAATTTCATTTGGTGCATTATATTTGGCCAACATATCGTTTAACGATATAGTTTCAACTTCGTACAATTTGCCATTCTCTCTAGAATGTGCCCACATATCATGGGCGCTAAATTCATTAATACAAGATAAATCTGGAACTAATGTTTCATTGAAAGTTAAAATTGGACCTGTTTCTTTCCAAACACATTTAGTTTCGATATGACATTTACGATTTTTAAATAAATCTTCATGCCAATTTTTTCCAGGTTCGGCCAAGATGCCTGTCCATCCAAATACTCTTTCCAACACCCAAGAGTTACTAATGTCCTTGCCGTTGGTTGCTCCAAATTCAACAAAGTATCCATTCTGTTTAAATCCAAGTTCGGATAACACAAAGACATCTTGTCGATGTTGTGACATAGCTTGTCCAGAAAATACTTCTTTAATGTCAAGGTCGCGTATTTGTTGTGCTGTCAAATGTAATTGGGTAGTCATAAAATTAAAAATATTGTGCGTTAGGGCGCGGAAAATAGCATTCATTCCTATGTCGCGGTACAACTGTATTGATCTCCAACAAACTTGATTTTCCAAGTCCTGTTGCAAGACTATAAGCAAACCCCTGATTGCCTAAGAATAAATCTGCTCCGTTAATTATACTAGCTAACTCTAAAAAGTTATTTACCGGTCTATATGGAACAGGTACTTTAAAAGTTTCTACAAATGTTTCATGTTCTGATTTAGTTCCGACAAAAATTGCTGTTGCAGCCAAATCAATTTCTTTAATTAAATTTTTCCAAGCCTGTTCACCATGAGGAGGTAAGTAACGAGCACTTCTTGTTATCACAACCGGTGCTGCTCTAATTACATCTGCTGTCAACCAAGGATTGTCATAATCACTTTTAGTAAAAGGAATATTAAAAGTTCTAAAATAAGACTCTAATATGTTACCTTCAAATGACCTATATAGTACTCCACGGAATTGATCCAAATCAGTATCAGGCTCATTATCGCCTTGACGCCACATAGATACTTCATTGATATAAGGCTGGCGCTCTAATAGAGGTTTTAACCACTCAAAATCTTGTGTAGTAAATCTTCCTTGATGTGCCGGATCCATGTCTGCACTTTGATAACCGTATTTAGATACACAATTTTCAATATTTTCAATAGCCACTTTAAAATGGCCGCCGCCCATCTTTCTAACAAGATACAGACTATAAATTAAATCACCAGTGGTACCCGAGTGTTTATAAGTTAACATAATAAAGTTTTTAATTTTTCAATTATAGCGTCGGAAGAAAATCTACGAGTACATTCGTCGTCTCCCCTAGCGCAATGATATTGCGTAACTGGTGCTGGTAAAGTTTCTACACATCCATAGCATTCAATATTGCTAGCAATATTGATGTGTGGAACTATACGATTTCTTGGTTCTCTATATTCTGCTTTGACACTAGTGAATAATCCAACAACAGGGGTATTAGTTGTAGATGCAATATGCATAGGGCCTGCATCAATACCGACAAAGGCTTTTGCTTTTTCAATAAGTGCAGCAGTTTCATGTAGAGATAACTTATTAGTTAAGTCGTATAGTAATCCGTCGATTGCACCAAACTTATGATCAAATTCGCCGCCTATTTGTACTACTGAATGCCCGGTAACACCTATAATTTTACTAGCAAGGTTAATATAAAACTCACTTGGTAAATTTCTATTAGACCAATAATAATATCGTTGATGTAGTACAATAAATTTTTCAGGCAAATTGTATTGCAATAAAGCATCAACCGATTCTTTCTGTACAAACAATTCAGTGTGCAAATTGGTTTCGCTATAATTCAAACCGGCACGTAATGCATATGCATTAATAGCATGTATGTCCGGAGACATTTCATATGCCATATCTAAATTGATAGTTAAGTCATAATTATTTTCTGTTAGTGTAGTTAATTTTCCAGCTTGACTAACGTAAATGTTATTTAAAAATACATCAGGATAGTCGGTAGCAATATCAATTATTGGTGCATTATATTTTTGATATATGGCACGTACAATACCAGTGGCCATTATAACGTCGCCGAGAGCACCTTGTCTAATTATTAAGATTTTCACAATTAATCTCTTACTGCTATCCCATTAGGAGATATATTACCTTGTACACCTAGTACTTGTTTTTCTAGTAGCTTATCTGAATCTAAGAATTTATATAAAACATGCTCTATGTCAGCATATCCTCGGTTTGCTAAACGTTCACCCATGTACACTAAACTTCGATCATATACATTAATAATTTCATTGGTCAGACTAGTAGGCCAGGACCAAAGGCGACTCATGTATTGCCGTTTGATTAATGTGAGCTCATATGGAAATTGACTATCTCTACTTGATCCGACTACAATTTGATTTTGTACTTTATAGCTGTCATAATATGACAAATCAAATTGATCGTTAAGTAGATATCTTCCGCTTAGTTTAAAGATGCGATCTACATTTTCAAACTTACTTACATCGATATACAAACGTTTTAGTGCTTTATTAAAACACATAACTTCTGTAACGTTTTTAACAACATCCCAATTGTCGGTGCTGTTGTATAGACCAACTACATCGGGATCGGCAGTAAAATCCAACACACTTTCTACTTCGGAGCTCAAGGCAGATAGCTGAGTTTCAGTTAACGGTATACCCGCCATTTCTAGTAGGAAAATACGTGCGTCTGGCACAAACTTTTTTACACTAGCTATAGTGTCTAATGTTTGTTTTAATCGTTCTTCTTTTGAGTAAACACCAAATTTTGTATTAATGGCACTAGTAATTAAAAAAACTGTACGTATCATAGGCGTTATGCTTCAGATTTAGAATTAGAAGTTTGTTCTAAATATTCTTTAATGACACGAAGAGCTTTTCGACTGGTGTCGTATACATATTCTTTAGTTTCATCTTCTTTTGTAACTACTAAGATAAAACCATTTGCGGCTTTTCGAATTTCAATTGACTCAAACATAATAAATTCCTTTGTTGGATTGACGATTATAACACAATGCTATTAACAAATCAAGCAATTTTATATTGCCTACTACTTTTAGAAATTTCTTTGGCAAACTCTTTGGTTACATAAAAATCAATTAATCTGCGTTGGATCATAGTAACTAGATCGCCGTGATCATCTGCAATTACAAATCGGACTGGACATGTACCCCAGGTGCCGGAATGTTGGAAATTGGCAAACCATCGTCGATGATCTCGATTCGAAGCATCAAAAACGGCCCAGGGACGACCCATATAAGAAAGTTTAGACATAGTACCTAAAAGTAGTTAATAAGACTAATTGTAACATAGATGCACTATTAGATCAAGAAAAACGGTGCCGGGCACCGTTTTTTATCGTTTTTCTCTTCCGACACTCTTTTGTTTTTCGGATGGGGGCCTATCTTTTCGGAGATGACTAGTTTTGTCTGCCGACATACTTGCTCCGGCTGCTTTTGGTTTAGCTGTTGGTGTACCCTCGGCATCCTTACCTTTGCTTTTCTTAGTAGGGTCAACAACAAATGTAAAGTTACCTTTGATTCCAGTACTATAGTAATTCTTACCAGCATCAAATTCAATTTCACTGATTGCACTGCCTGGCCACTTACTAGTAAACTTATGTAATGTCCATTGTTTACCTTGGAAAGTTACTTTTGAATAAACTTGCACTAATGCGCTATGATTTAATATTAATGCTGCATCATGTTTAAAATTAGTACGCTCGTTAACATAGTCTGCAACTTTATGTGCAACTGCCGCAGTTAAGTGAAAGAATAAGTTAGTAGATTCGGGCGTCTTTGTTCCGCGCTCGGTAGCTAGCTTTATTAATGTTTTAGATACATCTTTTGATGTAATAAAATCGTTTAAGTCTATTATAGGATATGCCTTCATTGTACGAATAAAGTCGGCATCTTTTTCATCTATTATACCGTACTCAACACCCAATAACATTGGCGCTTCTGCTTGTCCGGCTTCACTTACTGTATTAATAATACTAATTGCATCGTCTACCTGCTTTAGTATCTTTTTACCTTCTTTGGTTTTGACCAATTGATTGTAAGCATCAAGAATATTCTTTGTACTAGCAGCGGCACCTTTGCCACCTTTTGTACTAACTTTCATAGTTCTGCCATCCTCGGCGACTAATATACTATCACTCAGACCTTCAGTTTTGGTATTGCCAAAGCTAATTAATGTTCCTGCGTAGCCAACGCCACCTAGAAATGCTTCTTCGGCCATTTTAGCTTCACCTTCGTATTGTCCAGACTGTAATGCTATTGGCTGCAATAACTCACAGAAGTAGTCTTGGAATGTAGCCAAATCCATTTCTGTTGGAGCAGGAAAAGTGTATGGTAGTTCGCCGCCAATAGCCAAGTGTTGGGCAACTGCTACTAATATACTGTTAGGAAACTTTGCAGATATTTGCTCTACAATATCCATCGGTGTCAGATCTTCAAGCTCGGTTAGTATGTCTTGAGGTGTAGCATGTGATTGTGTTTTAACAGCGGCTTTACTTGCATATCTATAACCAGGTATACCAGTTTGATTATCCCAATCATTTTGGGTAGGGTCAGACTGTACAGATTTAAAGTATTTAATAAATGTCATTGGCCCATCATCACCAATGAATTGAGCAACGCCAAATGCTCGTGTCTGTCCTTTTCTAAACCAATTAGTAGGGGTAGGGTCTGCATCCAATTGATCTAGCACTGCATTGATTGCTAGCTGAGTTTCTTCTTCAGTTTCGTAATTGCCACCACCATCTGGGTAGAAGTTAATACTAACGAATCGTATCTGATTGCCTTCAGGATCGGCAAATATTTCACCGGATCTTCTGGCACCAAGACCGCGACTTTCTGTAAGGAGGTTAATTAGATCACGCATATTTGTTATTTATCGATCAATACTTGTAATCCAGATATCAAATCTTTAAATAACTTGTTTTTGAACTTAAAAAGTTCAAATTCAAAGCGATCGCATTGGTCACTTAAATCAATATCTGTAAGTGAACAATACATTTGAGCCGTGAGAACTTCAGCCATTTTATCCATATAGTCTTTAGCTTGCTGTATATCCAATAGATCTACACAGCTTCCGCTATTTCTATATCTATGCCATTGTTCTAGTAAAGTTTGTGCTCTAAATTGTATATCATTCACGATAGGTTATACAGATATATCTTCCATTCCGGCAACTCGCAATCGGGTTATATTACTCAATTGGAATGCTTTGGTTTCAAGACCTTTAAGTATACCTAAGTACTTATTACGCACTAGTGCCACAGAGTTAATAATTGTTTCGTAGTCAATTACTTCATCCTCGCCGTCAACATATTTTTCTGCATCACGACTAGTTAATGCACGGGCATATCCTTCCAAATATTTTTGGAAGTGCTTACGTCTAATTTTCTTTAGCTGTATGTTGAGAAAGTTTAATACAGCTTCA